GTCGAAAGATTTGAGAAGGCAAGTAAATCACAAGTCTGGAAAGACAGTAGGAATATGATAACATGACCTTTAGCGTTCAAAATATCGTTCAGTCACTCAACAAAAGTGGTATCGCAAAATCATCTCATTTTGAGGTGCAGATTACTGGTGTTGGTGAAACTGATATGGAAAGAGATATGATGGCAAGAGTGTCAACAGCGGCACTGCCTGGCCGAACAATCTCAACAGCAGAATACAAGATATACGGTCCAGTTCAAAAGATTCCATATGGTGCTACATATACAGATGCAAGCATGAATATTCTTCTTAGTGAAGATATGAGAGAAAAAGAATATTTTGAAAAATGGCAAGAACGAATTGCTGGAACAAATGCATTTGGACTTGGTAGAGCAAAGCACAATGTAGAATATTATGACACAATTACAGGAACGGTAAATATTCGTCAGTATGGGGAAGCGGGTCAGTTAAACAGTATTCATACACTTAGAGAAGCATATCCATTAGTAATTGGTGATGTTGGTTTGAATTGGAATGATGAAAATCCAGCAGAACTTAGTGTAACCTTTTCTTATACTGATTATAAAGTTGTATTTTATCGCTCAGACCAGCCCGGTCTTGGAGCGTCATTCTCATTCTCATTTGGCCCAGGCGGTCTTGCGGCATCTGCAAGAATCCCAGGCGTTGGAAATATTTCTGGACAAACTGGACTTGGCGTCCTTGGAAATGTAAATACACCGTTTGGTGCTATTAGATTTTAATTTTATTATAGGAGTAAATTATGGCATTACCTAAAATCTCTACGCCAGAGTTTTTTGATGTGATACCTTCCACAAATCAAGAAATTCAATATCGTCCATTTCTAGTGGGTGAAGAAAAAACACTTCTCATTGCACTAGAAGGACAAGACAATAAAGAAATCTCTAATGCTATTTTGAGACTTCTTAAAAGTTGTATTATGTCTGATGTTAATATTGATAAGTTGTCAACTTTTGACATTGAATATCTCTTTCTAAAAGTTAGAGGTAAATCTGTAGGTGAAATTATCAACGCAAGTGTTGGACACACTAGTGAAGATAGTGAGTGTAAACATAAAACAGAAATACAGATAAACATTGATGATATCAAAGTGCAAGGTGATATCAAAGATGGAAAGATTATGATTACTGATGATGTTGGTGTTAAGATGAGATATCCAACATTAGGAACAGTGATGAAAATGAAAGGCGAGGATGCTGAATCGCTTTTCAATATGATTCTAGATTGTATTGAGTATATCTACGATAAAGAACAAATTTATAATGAAGGAGACTTCACAAGAGAAGAACTATCTGAATGGGTAAATAATTTGAACCAAGCACAGTTCAAAAATATTAGCACATTCTTTGAGGAAATGCCCAAGTTGAAACATACGATAACTTGGAAATGTCCTAAATGCGGTGAAGATGAAGAAATGGTGGTGGAGGGCCTGCAAAGTTTTTTTACCTTGCGATGATACACGATTCTCTAACGAATATGTATCATATGAACTTTGCACTTATGCAACATCATAAATATTCATTAACTGAACTAGATAACATGATTCCTTTTGAGAGGAATATCTATGTGACTTTGCTAAAACAACATCTTGAGGAAGAAGAAGAAAAACACAAAGCAAGACAACGAAAGAGGTAAGTCACATGGCAGAAGATAAGAAAACCATTGATGCGGCCGCTGTAGAAGGCATGGACGCAAATGGTGATGGTCACATCTCAGCAGAAGAAATGGAGATGCATTTGGAATTTAAGAGGAAAGCACTAGAAGATGCTGATGCACAGAGAGATGCTATTCGTAAGATGGCATGGTTCTCTTTGATTGGTCTTCTAATCTATCCAATTGGTATTGCAGTAACTTCATTGCTTGGGCTAGATACGGCCGCAGAATTGATTGCTGATATCGCCCCAACATATTTTGCATCAATTGCAGTATTGGTCTCAGCCTTCTTTGGCGCAGACGCATTAAAGAAAAAGTAAGGATAATCCATGGCTGAATTGCCTGATATCAATGAACAGATAGGAAAAGACCAGATAGCAAACGAGACTGACAATCGACAAAGATTGCAGAAAAGTCTTAGAGCAGGTCTTTTGAATGTCGTTAAATCTGTTGATGGTATGCACAATACCTTGCGTGATTTGTATGAAATGCAAAAAGCAGGGTGGGATGCACAGGCAATGCAGGCTGGCTTGGATTTGGAAGCCGCTAGAGAAGCATCTAGAGGTGGTGGCCTTGGTGGCGGTGGTGATGGCGACACTACTATCAATGGTGATGTCAATCTTGATGCTGGAAAAAGTAACTCCTTTCTTGGTAAAATAGGTAAAGGTATTACAGGTGCAATTGGCGGACTATTCTCTGGACTAGGTGTTGGGGGTGGTGCATTACTTGCTGGCGCTGGTATTCTTGCAGGCGGTGCTGGTTATCTTCTTACTGCACTAAGCGACTTTGATGCAGATAAAGTTAAGCAAAGTGTTATGACACTCTTATCCATCAAAGATGAATTTGGTAGTGCTGGTGAGTTCTTCAAAGAGTCTGGAACATTCTTCTTAGCGATGGCTGGTATCGGTTTAGGTCTTGCCGCTTTTGCTTTAGGACAAGGTCTATCTGGTCTCGCTGGAGGCATGACTGAAACTTTAGATTACTTCACTGGAGGAAACTGGGCAGAAAGTATAAAACAGAATGTCTTGACACTTCTTAGTATTGGTGACGCCGCTGGTGGCAATTTAAGTTTCTTAACAGACGCCGCTTTCTTTGCGGCCGCAATGGCAGGTCTAGGTTTAGGTTTATTCTTCTTTGCTATAGGAGAAGGTGCATCTGCTGTTGGTGGTGGTATGTCAGAAACTTTAGATTATTTCACTGGTGGTAATTGGGCAGAAAGTATAAAACAAAATGTTTTAACTCTATTATCTATTGGTGATGCGGCTGGCGGTAATCTATCCTTCCTAACAGATGCGGCATTCTTTGCCGCCGCTATGGCTGGATTGGGATTAGGTCTTTTCTTCTTTGCTATTGGTGAAGGTGCATCTGCTGTTGGTGGCGGTATGGGAGAAGCGTTAGATACCTTTAGTGGCGGTAACTGGGCTGAAACAATCAAACAAAATGTTCTCACCTTGCTATCCATCAAAGATGAGGCTGGTGGTAATCTGTCAATGTTTATTGATTCTGCTGTATTTGCGGCGGCGATGGCAGGAATAGGCCTAGGTCTTGTTGCATTTGCAGTCGGTGGTGTTGCTGGAGCGGCCGCCGCTGGTGCTGGAGAAGCGGTTGATAAATTTACTGGTGGTAACTGGGCTGAACAGATTAAACAGAATGTTATCACTCTTTTAAGTATTAAAGATTCACTAGGTGGAAATTGGGAAATGTTGAAGTCTGGTGGAGCATTCTTCCTCACCATGTCTGGTATTGGTGCTGGTCTTGCGGCATTCGCATTTGGCTCTGGTGCCGCTGGAGTTGCAGAAGCAGTCAATAAGTTTGCTAGTGAAGAAGACATGGCTGATAGGATTGTCAGACAAGTTAAAACATTATTGACACTGACAGAAGAGGGTGCGGTAGCAGAAGAAAAAGCAAATATATTCAGCAGAGTGATGGGCACCATCTCAAGTGGTCTTATGAAATTTGCTGGTGGTAAATTTGTAGCAGGGCTTGCTGATGCTGGAACAGCATTCCTAAACTTCTTATCTGGTAGCGAATCACCAATTCAAGAAATGTTAAATATTGCTGATAGAGCAGATGATATTTTTGCTGGTGCTAATGCTATTGACAAGGTTGGTGAGGCACTAAACAAAATTGCTGGTTTGAAGTTTGATGGCGCTAACATCAATATGACAGATTTTGCTAATGATTTGATGAGAGCAATTCCAGCGATTGAAACTGCTATTATGGGTGGAACTGTTGGTGAAGGTTTCTTCAGTTCTGGCACAACTATCAAAGGACTTGCATCACCAGACATTAACTTTGAGCAAGCAACAAAAAGAATTAAAGAATTGCAAATGGCTATCAATCCAAATGCAATGACTGCTACGACTGGTGCAGAGATTGATGTAAGAAGTTCTGAAGTAGCGACTGCGGCCGCCGCACCGTCTGTTACGGATAATACTACAACTACAGCAATTACAAATAACACACAGAACAGTGTGCAGAGTACTACTGTTGCTTCAATGTCACCTTATCAAAGAAAAGTAGCGAGGATTGATAGAAAAAGAGCGAGACTTGCTAGACTGCAATACGGTTAAAAAAAGAGGGGGCCGAAGCCCCCTCAGTTCTTACAGGGAGTGACGGTTAATCTTCCTCTGCAAGTTTCTCAAAGAAGGAGAGTGTATCATCGTCATCATCTCCCACACTTACCGAAGCCTGTTTAGGAGCAGGCGCAGACTTTGCTACTGGTGCTTCCACAACATTATCTTCAGCAGTTGTGCGAGGTTGAGGTGATGAACCATCCAAACCAAGAACACGATTCAGTCTTGCTTGCAGTTCTGCATAAGACTTAAAGTGCTTACGGTCTAGAAAATCTTGAAGCGAATATAGTGATTCATAAACCTTTTCAAGTTTATCATCGTCACCTTCAAGAAGTGGAGATGGACTATCGAACTCAGACTTATCGTAGTTGCGATAACCTTCCACATTACGAATCTTGAGTTTCAAATCAGCACCTTCCCAAAAATCAAAGGGATTGCATGGTGATTCATCTTCAAACTCAGGATTCATAGCCTCGTTAAGTTTGTCGAAAATCTTCTTACCAAACTTATAGAGGAATACTTTACCTTCATTCTCAGGATTGCTAGGGTCTTTTACCACATAGATGTTAGCGATGTAAGACAGCCTACGCTTCTGTTTACGAGCCTGTTCCTTACCAGCATCAGTGCCGTTATTCCACAATGATGAGTTATATTCAGATACAGGGTCTTTCTCACCGAAGGTAGTTAGTGAGTTCTCAATATACCAACCGCCTGGGCCTTGGAAACCGTGATTGAAAAGACGAACCCAAGGCAAGTCTTCACCTTTTGGTTCTGGTAGAAAACGAATCACAGCGTATCCGTTACCAGCCTTATCTACGGTAGGTTGCCAGAAGCGGTCATCAGCAGATGAACCTTCAGATGGTGTATTGATTTTGGTAGTCTCTTGGACTAGTTTGCTCAAAGAGTTTGAGCGAGACTTTTTTAGTGCGGCGAAATCTGTTGCCATGTTTGTATACTCCGTATGTTTGTATGTTTGCGTATAATTGTGTTTATAGTATCATAATATAGATGCTTTGTCAAGCACTTTTTTCAAATTCGTATTCATGACCATTCACTTTGAAACTGGTCACTTGATACGAGTTCCAAGCAAGTTCTGTTTCAACTTCCTTAACTCGTTCTCTTAAAAGTTGATTCTCCTCTCGTAGTTCCCTTAGTTCACCGACATATGCTTCAACTTCGTTATTCATTGAATACCTCCAATGTTAGTTTCTTGTACTTTGCTTTGTCGATATTGGTATAACTATACAGAAACTTTGGATATTTGTCAAGCAAATTCAGAAAATTATTTAACATCATATCATCTTGCTTGCGCCAGAGTCTTGCATAATTAACCAAATCATTGAGAATTACACAAGTATTTATGTGTATTTTATTTCTCAAATATAGTCTATAGAGTAGTGGATGTCCTTTCTCAGATATGAATACTTTATCAAATTCAGACTCAAAGTCATAGATAGTCTCCAAGTCTTCCTTGTAGTTGTATGTAAGAGATTCAAGATTCTTTACATACTTCTTATATATAATCTCTCCCTTACCATTCATCATATTACCAATCCATATATCTTCTGAATCAGTAAGAATATTGGAAACGAGATATTTTATAAAGTCTTCTCTATCAAATCTTTTAGCAACCTTTTCAAATGTCCATCTATCCTTACGAGACAGATAAGAAGACTCACTGACTTTCATCTTTCCGTTGTATCGGAAGTAGTCGTAGTTCTTTTGTCAGAAATGATTGGTTACTGCTAGATATGTTTGATACGCTTCAAATCCATTCATATTGGTAGTTTAGCGACTTTAGGAAGATAGTTCAAATCTTGTGCTTCCGCTTCAATCTTTGATTTGACTACTGCACTCAGTAACTTAGCCGCTACCTCAATCTCCATATTTTCCATTTCACAGTAGTGGACAACCGCTTCCATATACGGAATACGCTTCTCCTTTACTAATTCTTCTATCATAGTAGAAAACTTTGCTGTTGTCAATACCTCAAGCGCCATTACCAAATACCTTATTATGTGTGTTGTTTACTCGCACGAATGTTGTGCATTTTGACAAGTCTTTGATTCGTCTTGCTCCTGAGTAGGTGCAAGCAGAACGGAGTCCGCCGAGGATATCTTGAATAGTAGCATTAACTGCGCCTCTGTAGGGAATAGAGACTTCTTTTCCTTCTGCGGCTCTGTAGTCTTTGAGCCCTCCGAAATGTTTGTCATTTGCTGTCTCCGATGACATTCCATAGAATTTTACTTTACCATCTTCTACTTCACCACCACCTTCGTCATGACCGGCAAGCATACCACCAAGCATTACAAAGTCAGCACCGCCCCCAAACGCTTTAGCAACATCTCCAGCAGAGGTGCATCCGCCATCTGCAATAATATGGCCACCAAGACCATGAGCAGAGTCAGCGCACTCAATAACAGCACTAAGTTGAGGATAACCAACGCCAGTTTTGATACGAGTTGTGCAAACGCTCCCAGGCCCGATGCCAACTTTAACAATGTCTGCTCCATTTAGAATTAACTCCTGTGTCATATCTGCTGTTACAACATTACCAGCAATGATTACTAAGTTTGGGTGATTCAATCGTAACTGATAGATGAAGTTACTGAATGCTTCTGTGTATCCGTTTGCTACATCTACACATAGAATTTTAATCTTACCATCTGTAAGTTCTTGCACATTGCAGAACTTCTCATAATCAATATCTGTAGAACCAATAGACATTGCAACATAGTTTGTTCTTTCCCAATGAATAGGGTCTGTCGTATCATAGTATTCTACAAGTTCATTAACCGAATATGTCTTTTTAAGACAAGTCATCATACCATGTTTGATTAGAGCATCAGCCATTTCAAATGTTCCGACACCATCCATATTAGCGGCGATGATAGGAACACCCTTAAAACCACATGGTCTAACATTATCAGGAAATCTATCTTCTCTATAGTTTCTGAATGTAAACTTTCTCTCCAAATCTACTTCTCTGCGAGACTTGAGTGTAGAGCGTTTTGGTTTAATCAGAACATCACTATAGTCAAGTTTAATTTCATTCTCAATTTGCATCTTCCCACCTGTAAAAAATATGGTCTTCAATTCGTGCAGTTCGTGTTTTCGTCTGCGCCCATGCTGGTGTTACATAGTAAGCATGATAATGTGTAGCACCTTCTGTGTAATCAATTAGATACTCATACTTTAATATGAATGCTTTTGCAAGCCATGAGATATCTTCATATACTTTAGCGTCTTGTTCAGGCACAACATCTGCTTTACCATCACAATACCATGAGAACTGACAACGATGTTTCACTGGAAATGAAATAGATGGGTCTCTCCAACTCTTTCTAGTCGGCCCTTCATAGACGACTTCACAGATAGTGTTTGGAAATCGACTA